GATTTGTAAATATTGTATCGGGTAGAATATTAAAAGGTCGTTTGAATTGTATTTTAGATTGTGCACTATTAGTTGGATTTTTCATTACCGGGTCAGGCAATATATTAAATGGTCCCACAAATTGTGCTTGATTTACAGCTAGATTAGTTACATTCGGAAACAATATATCTGGTAATATATTAAAAGGAGCTGTAAATTGCGAGGGTGACTGAGTAGTTGGATTTGGCATTTTGTTAACTCCAATATGGCGCGTTTATTCCGCTATTACTTGTTAGTGCGTCAGTTTGACGATTTATTGCATTAACGATTGCCGCAGCAAATGCTGACATATCTCCACCTTGTCCTGCAGTTGGTGATGCTAAAAGTGCATCATTCGGACTTAATGCAAATGATCCTTCTGGACCTGTTACAACTCGACCGCCGCCCGGACCCATAAATAAGTCCCCAGTCGGTTCTGCTTCTGTAGATAGTTCTACATTTCCAGACGTAGTTATAGACCATGGACCTGTAATTGTAGCGTTTGAAAGCGCAGTACTAAAAGCAGTCGCCGTATCAAATATCCCGGATAGAGAGCTAGCTCCTGCCATGGCTGTGCCGGCGATATTAACATTAGCATCTGTATTAAACATCTTTTGTAGTTGCTCATTAACTGCAGCTTGACCAGCTAATGCTTTTTCAGATCTCAATCCGGCTTCAACACCTAATGCTGATGCTCCTATGCCACTGATCATTATTCCTGTTGATACCATTTGATCTAAAGAATCAGCCATTCGTTGATCCGTAGTTCGCGTATCTTGAGCTTTTTCTAATTTTGCTAAGTATTCTGCTTTTGCTGCGTCATCTAATTTTTGAAATTCCGGCAAGGCTTTTACAGCTTCATTCATTTTTTCAGCCGACATATCCATTAATGTTTGGCCGCCAATTTGTGATAATAATTCTTGTTGCTGAAGTGTTCTTGATACAGTTGCTTCATCAGTACCCAATAATTGAGCCATTTGTTGGCGAGCAAATAAATTATTTTTAAGAGTTTTACCTTCTTGTTTAATAATTTGATTCATTAATTCGGCTTGTTTAACGCCTTCGCCTTGCAAGGTAGCTTGTCGATATGCATTCGTTAAACTTTCTCCACTAACTTCGTCAACTAATCTACGTCCTGATAGTAATTGATATTCAATTTCTTGACCAATACTTGATTCAATGTTTAATAAATTTTGACCGGTCTTATTTAAATCAGCCATAGTTAAACCTAATGCTTTAGCTTTAACTATTGCTAAACTTAATTTTTGCGGAACCTTACCATATTGTAATTGTAAATCTTCTGTTAAATTTGCAGTGTCTGCAATTAAATCGCGTGCTGATACTTGTATACCATAATTTTTAGTTAATGCTTCAGCCATTGCGCCATATCTAACTAACATTTCATCAGATTGTTTACCTACACCAGCTGAATAACGTATGAATTTATTGGCTTGTTCCGCGGATAATTTTAAATTATTTTGTATTAAAGTTTGCGTAGTATATAAAAATTTCTGAGTAGTTTCAGCTGCACCCTTTACCCCGGCAAATCCGCCGATGAGTGCTTTAAGATCTTGTCGATATTTACGTAATTTATTTCCGCCAACGCCTAATGATTTAGACATATTGTCTAATTCTGCACCTAGAACTGTTGCATTTTCTATATTTAAACCAAATGACTGTTGAAGACCTTTATTTGCTTCTTCTAAAAAATTAGTTTTACTAACGGCAGCGCTGTAATTATCTGCTAAATTTCTAATTTCAGCATTAACTTTACCTAATCCACCTATTAATATATTGTTGCTATTTGTTAATCCAGTTGTAGCAACATCCATGTTACCATATGCATTTGCTAGATCATCCCAAATACCACCTTGTTTCGGTTGTTGTTTTAAACGCTGTATGATATGTAGATTGTTATTGCTCATTTACAATAAATATTTATCTACGAGGATTTTGGGGTGTGTTTTTGTTTGTAGATTTAGTTCGTTTTGAATTTTCAGCGGCTTTTTGTGTTCGTTCATTTTCTTCTTCAATCAATTTATTTATTTTCTTGATGTAAAAACGACGCAAAAATAATGGCATATGATAAATATCATCCCAGCTTAGTCGTCCGGCACAGTACCACAATATTTCAAAAATACTTTCGTGAAATTTTACACGGTCAGCTGGTTTAAAACCAAAGAAGGTCTGCTCCAATTTGAAATGGGGCGATGAAGGTGCTCCCATCTTCACCTTCAAATTCATACTGATAATTTAACCCCGGAGCTTTTAATGTTACGTATTTTCTAAATTCTTTAGCATCGCCGGCTAAAAATGAATAACGTATAAAATCTTTGATTTCTTCGTGATTTCTATTGCCATTTACTTCTTTAATGTAATTTAATAAAAAATCACTAACAGTATTAAAATCGTTAGTTGTTAAATTATATGAAAATTTTATGATATCACCGGCATTCGTTTTGTATTCAAATTCTCCATTATCATCTGAAACTAAATCGAAAGATTTTGGTTGAATTTTCTTTAAATCAACTTTTCGTTCATATTGTTTGCCGTTTTTATTGTCTGTTACTACTACTGGATAATCAGATCCGTATGAAACAATTCGAGCATTAATAATTAAACCATCGCGGTCCAATTCAGCAATATCTGATATAACAACGTCTGTTAATACTAATGATTCTAGTAATTTTTCAAACACAACTCCTTCGCGAATATAACTTATATTAGTTAAAATATCTTCATCATATGCAGTCATATACCGCATTTCTACTTGACCAGAAGCTAATGGATGCGATTTTGGATAAATTACTCCGCCGCTTGGTAAATTTACAATGATACTTGGTAACTTGCTTTGTTGACGTTTTTCGAAACGTTGTTTTGCAATATTAATTATATCCGGATTGCCTAATCTTGTTGTATTTGTATTACTCATATATAACCTTTATTATAAATATGTAAGAACATAAAAAATGGGGGCAAAAGCCCCCATAATAATATAAATTAGAAATTTAAGAATGCCCAATCATATCGAAGTGTCATTGAAATTTCTTGAACTGCATCACTTGACCAATCATATGTGCCAAAATTAGAGTCAACTATAAATGCACCTTTTAAGATCCATTCTTCAATTACTTCTCCTAATGGAGACAGTTGATGTAAACGTATTTCTTTTTTATAGAATGATGAATAGCCATCTCTACCTGTTGCAGATTCATGATGTAAACGTACCCATTCCATTACTGCTTGTGCGCCAGATGGAACAATTGCATCATAAAGTGTTACTTCAATCGAGTTCCATTCAGATTTGCCTTTAACATAACGTTTAACATTGATCATGTCTAAAGCAACTTCGCCGTTTGTCATTGACGGTTTAGCAGAAGTTTTAATAAGATATGACGGAATGCCTTGTACTTCCATGATAAACTGATGTTGACGTTTCGGTTCCCATGAAAATGCAGTATCAAACATTTCATTTTCAGAAGCATAAGCCAAATTTTGATTTATTTGTTGTTCTAATGCCATTTTATATGTCCTTATTTTTAATATAAATATCAACGTAAATAAAAAAAGGTAGAACCGAAATTCTACCTTTTAAACTTTTTATTTTAAAAATACTATTCAGGGAAACTTGCTCCGGTTGGTTGAATATTGAAATCTAAAATAATGAATTCAGCCGTACGAGTCGGTTGAAGGAATATTTGTCCGTATAAAATATTTTGGTCAATTAAATCTGGTGTATTATTTGATTGATCCATTACTACTCGGAATGCATATAATCCTTGCTGAGCTCTTACTTGTTCCATGTATGGATTAACGATGCTTAAGAATCTGTTTCTCGTCGCTGATGTATTTTGTTCAAATACTAAATAACGAGTTGAAGATGCAATAAATTTCTTAACTGTAATTAATAAACGGCGCACATTTACGCGGTCTAATGCGCTCGGGCGAGCCTGTAATGTCTTTTGCCCCCAAACACATACTCCATCATTTAAGAAGTTCGCAATAGGGTTAATACGAGCTTGATACAATGAATCTCGATCTGATTGACTCAATCTCTTATATGTATCAGTTACTTGTGTTAATCCTCCACGATTTAAACCAGCTGGCGCATACCATGGTGCTGATACTGCATCGTTAAATGCTAATACTCCAGGAACCATTACTGATGCTGGTACCCATAATGGAACATTTTTACTTGGATTGATAATTCTCAACCATGGCCAATAAGTTGCTGCATAGCTACTATCAATTGTTGTTACTTGATTAATTACAGTATCGGTACTGTCTGTTAATGCATTTGAATCCATTACATAAAATGTATCTTGACGAGTTTCAGCCATGTTTCTAGCAATCTGCGTAATATATGGATGTAAACTATGAATGATACCTGGTGTTAACAACATGTTCATATCATAATAGTCGGTATTTGATAACAATGTAAATGCTTTGTTATATGATACAGCACCAGTTGCAGTTGATGTTGAACAATCAAATCCAAATGTATTCGTTGCAGTAATATACTGTCCTGCATATTTTTTTAGATTTGGTTTAGCTCCATCAAAACCTCCTTGAAAACCTACAATAAATTTACGAGTGTCAAGTGATACATTAGTTGATAACGTTCCCGTTGTTAATGCTTCTTCCAATGAACCTGAATATGCAGATGTTAATGACGGGAAAGCTGCTTGTAAAGATTGACTAACATTTCCTAAATAAAAATCTGCGTTGCTTCCAGTTGAGGCATTTGCTACAACGATTGGAGCTAAATAATTCAAATTGTTTTGTTTAGTAAAATCAAATCCATGATAATTATTTGAACTATATGCATTATTTAATACCTGTGATGTAACATATGATGTAGCTAATAAATTAGTCGATGACACATTTGGAACCGGTGAATATAATGCGCGGAAACCAAATGGAATTAATGTTTTATCATTTGTTTTATTTGCAACAGCATCTGTTACTTCAACTCGTATATATTTAGATAAATTTGGATAATCTCCATTTACTACAATGTTATTATTAGCATCTAACGTTTGAAAGCGGTCGCCAATTACGCGAGCAATATAACGAGGAGAATCTGGATCTAAATTTACATTCAAGAATTGTTCAACACGATCTGGAGTAGAATCAGTATCATTTGATGTATATGGCGAATTTGCAATACCTGGTATTACTGTATTAACTCTACGAACTTCTACTGTAAATGTTCCATATCCATTTGGATCAGAAACTTCTGATGATGTTCTTACATCTCGAATACCAACCTTTGTTTCATAATTAACTGAAGTACCATGAGATAAAGTATGAAAACGGAATAAGTTTTTAACAGCACTACCAATTTTTTGTGATGTAATCCATGGTGTATTCGCAGTTTGATAATCTTGACGTAAATCTAAACTAGATATAATACCTAACGTTGTTGTTACAGCACCTAAATTTGCAAATGAAGCAGTAGCTGCGCTATTTTCATATTGAACATATACT